AGGATCGGCATTGGTCACGCCGGTGATGGTGACCGGATCCTCCAGCACGTAGCCGCCCTGGAACACGAACCGGACATAGTGCTCGCCGAACTCGAGGACATAGCCCTGGGTGATCGAGAACTGGAACGGGATAGGGCGTGGAGGAAAGGGCGGATTCTGCTTGCAGCGACCGACGAAAGCGAGGCCGCCGCGGGAAAGAAATCCACCACGGTAGTTTATTACGCCATTTCTGGCCGTTGTGAGCGCGGCCGAAAATTTTTGGAGGTCAACCTCGCCGTATAGCTCAGGGCTGATTTCTCCAGCGTTGAAAGCCGTCTGGGTATTGGTAGTGGTCATGACTCAGTAGGCATTCCCGCCAAAGTTCATGAAATCCCAACCACAACCGTTGTAGCCCATGCCGTAGCCGCCTGTGGCGGCAGTTCCTCCAAATCCAGGGTAAGTATTTGCCCACCCGTAAATGCCGGACGATCTTCCAGCGAGGAAGCTCGCTTCGAAGTCGACTGACTGAAATTGCGACGATTCTTGCCCATTTGCCACACGCGCGTCGGCAATAGCGTTGCGCAACAACGGAACGAGCCGATCACGCTGAACAAGGCGCTCTTTTGGGTCGTCGATGATCACCTGGACGAGCGCAAGCGCTAGCATCATGACGAACGCCTGTCGGAACAGCGCGTCCCACATCTCAATCTCAGTCACTAATCGGGTATAGACGAAATGAGCGTTGCAGCAGTTGGTCAGGATGATCTTGCGGTTCACATAACTGACGCCCTCCGTGCGCTGCAGATCAGGCAGCTGATCCCAGTCCTGATTGCCGGTGACAACAGGATATTGGTCGCTGGAGCTGACCAGAAAGCGCCCCGGAATCATGTTGTAGTACACGATCGAGGACACACCCGTAGTTAACGGAGTTCCGTCGTTGTTTTCAGGCTGAGCATTCGTAGGGTTCCACGGAAGCCAGCGTCCCATAACGCAGTCAATCGGCCACTCGTAGGCAAAAGCCCACGGTTGTTCTACGAAGCTACTTACACCAAGAGGAGGGTTGGTGGTTGTGGCATCACCCAGTAGGGTCAATACCGCCTGTTTTCTTCCGAAATCCCATGGAGCAGTACGTAGCAATTGCCGCAGTGCGCGACCGTAAGCGTAGCGTGCGGCCTCGGATACCGAAGTGCCATCGTTAATATCACCGATAACTTTACCAGGCTCACCAAGATCATAAATAGCTTCGTTGACCACGGTTGCCGGAGTTTGAAGATAGAGGACGGCCGGATCCATCGCTTATCCCCTGACGTCGCTTTGAGCGTTAGCGATGTTGGTCGCCTCGACGGTATCCTCCCGCTGCACGTTGACGTCGGCGCCAAAAGCCACGGCGAAGCGCTTGCCGAGCAGGGCGATGAGCGCGGCCTTGTAGCCCGGATCGAAGATCGTCGGATCGGTCACCCGGCTGCGGTAGACAGCCAGGGCGTTGGTCACGTTGCAGTAGATGACCTTGGCCTCCGGGCCGATCGCGACGCCACCGACGATATTCGGCGTCGGATCGTTGTCGACGCGCCAGACCTGCGGGATCGGGTCGAGGTCCGGCATCATTCCCGGCTGCGGGATGATGGCCCGAAGATCCACCGCCGCGGACGGATAGTCATATTCGTACAGCCACCCGGGCGCGGGGTAGAGGTTGCTCCAGGGATTGGCCGGCGAGTAACCACCGGCGGGCGGTGGCCCTTTCAGCAGGGTCAGGGGCGCGGTCTGGCGGTTGAAGGACCAGTCCTTGAGATCGAGAAGTTCATCGCGACATTGACCGAAAAGCTCAAGAGCTACTTTGGCAGCATCGCTACCCTCATAGATATCTTGAATCCTCTTCTCTACGCCACCCGCGCGAAGAGCTTGGTTTATGATATTGACGACGCTTTCAGCCATCAGCCGAATCCTCGACGGAATCCACCTTCGTCGACCGCCTCGGCCGTGGCCGCGACCAGCGCCGACTGCTCAAGGATGGTCTTGGCGAAGTCCGGCCGACCGCTCAGCGCCATGGCCAGCGGGTTGGCGAGACGCCGCACCACAGCGTCCATGAAGACCGAGTCCCAAATGGCCTCGGTCGTGCTGGAGGACGTATAGACGCCAAGCGCGTTCTGTTGATCGGTCAGGATGACCCTCAGCGGCGTCGTGACGTTCAGCGCGAAAGCCACGTTGGCGAGGACGGGCGACGGGTCGTTCGGATCGGCGAGCGCGCCTGTCCCTGAGCCGGGAGGGCGCACCTGCCTGAGCCGCAGGCAGTCGTCCGGATAGGCATAGGCGTAGGCCCAGGGGACTGTGGACGAGGTCACTGTCGCAGGTACGAGCGCCAGGGTGAACCGGGCGAAGTCCGGGTCCAGTTCACGCAGCAGCAGTTCGACAGTGGGCGTGTAAAGAACGCTCGCGGCCTGGGCCGCCGGGCTACCGTCGGTGAGCGAAGTGATCCGCTTCTGCGACGCGATCATTTGCAGCGCTTCGTTGGTGACCGTCGTGCTCGTGGACCCTGCGGGCATCGCTCGTCACCTCAAGCTTCTCGGCTTTCCTCCGACTCATCCTCCGCACAGGTCAGCTCCGTGATCTGGAGCTTCGCTCGCTCGCCGGAAAACCCGTCGTTGGACAGGCTCTCGAGCCTGACCGTGCCCATCAGATGAATGGTATCGCCCAGTTCGCAGTCGGCTTCAAGGCCGAGCTTGTCGAGCTCGGAAGCGCAGAGGCACAGGGACGGCGCCATCCACGGCATGTCGTCATCGTCGTCCAGATCGACGAACTTGCCGTCCTCGCCCGCGAAGTCGGTGATCCGCAGTTCCACACGGCAGTCGTCCATCCCGCGGAACACGCTGGTGACTTCGGCCATGATCGAGAAGCGCATGGCGTCGCCGGGATCGCCGTCGCCCGCTTCGACCTGCTCCAGGACCGACACAGGCAGCGTGAAGCACAGGCCGCCAGGATACTCCGGCGGGTCGTAGTCGTCGGGCATGCCCTTGGACAGCTCGTAGAGCTGTTCGTCGTCGTGGGCCATGCTGGCGAAGCGACGCAGGGCCATGGCGACTTACTCCTCGCCCTCCGCGCCAGGTTCTCCGGCCGGCGCTTCTTCGCCACCGGCGGCAGGAGCCATCTGGTCCATGTTGGACTTCATCTCGGCCTGATGCCTGGACATCATCTGCTTCATCGCGTCCTGGTGCTGACCGTGCAGTTCGCGGTGCTCACGGGCATGGCGCTTGGACATCTCACGCAGCCGCGCCATGTGCTCGTTCTCACCCTTGGACTCGTCCTCGCGGTCCTTCTCGCCACGCGCACGATCCTCCTCACGATCGGCCTTCGTGCCTTCGTGACCGGACTCCTTTTCGCGCTTCTGCGTGGCGGCGCTTTCCATCGCCTCGCCACGCTCTTCGTCCTTCTTGCCGTAGCGGCGCTCGGCCGCAGACTTTTCGGCCATCGGTTCAGTCCTTCTTGCCGTAGCGCCGCTCGGCGGCCTGGTGGATGTTCGGAAATTTCTCGCGGACCTTCCGACGGACTTCGGCCTTCTCGGCCGGAGATCCATGCTGCGCCACTCTCGCCAGAGCATTGCGAGCGTGATTCAGGTCCGGAATTGGATAAGACCCGGCGCCGGCGCCCTTCGGCCCTTCGCCCTTTCCAGGAAGCGCGAAGTCCGAGCGGGGCAGCGCCTGCCGTTCCTTGGCGCTCATCCAGCCCTTCTTCGCCATCGTCCTAGTCCTTCTGCCGATACCGGCGATCCGCTTTCCGTTCAGGCAGTTTCCCGCCCTTGTCCGCCTCGGTGAACTCCTGCCCGACCTTCTTGGGGATGCCGATGTTCGACTTCCCCTCAGACGCCGCGTACATCGCCCGACGCTGCGCCTGGCTGACCGGCGGCACGAACGTCAGCCGATCCGCAGGTAGTTGTAGACCGACGTGTCCGAAGCCGTGCCGGCGGCGGTGAAGCCGGTGCCGGGCGTGATGGTGATCACGTTCAGCGCATTCGGGCTGACCGTGCCGCCGACCGTCTTCAACGTGAACATGATGATCGAGTTGGCGGTCACGCCTGCATCGGCCACGGTGACCTGGGTCGCGCCGTTGGCGGTGAGAGTGCCCACGCCGAGGACGGAGTAGCTGCTGGTCGGCAGGCCACCGTCGCCTCCAGTCGGAGGAAAGACCTGGAGCGCGGCGCCATTGGCGATGGTGGTGTTGGTCAGGGCCATGGGTCAGGTTCCTCAGGCGATGTCGACGAGTTGTTGGGCACGAGCGTTTTGCAGGTAGTCGATCATCGACTTCAGTACGTCGGTGTTTTCGCGCACTTGACCAATGGCGGTATTGCAACCGCTGCATAGAAGGCCGCGCACAACGCCTGTTTGGTGGTCATGATCGACTGATAACCTTCGTTTAAACTCAGTCTGATGTCTGCCGCAGCAGGCGCATCGGCCCGCCTGTCTTTCAAACATCGAATTAAAGTCGTCCTCCGTTACTCCAAATTTAGTCTTAAGCATACGGATTCCGTACTTTTGACTGTGGCGGGCATACGTCCGTCGCTGTCCCTCACGCACGCGATCCAGATTTCCATCACGAGCACGCCACTCCTTGGCGTAGGCAGCGGTACACGGACGACAGTTGCGATACTGGCCGCCTTTCGAGAATTCGCTGACCAGTTTCCTCTCGCCACATCCCGAACAGGTGCGCGTATCTTCCAGCCTAACCAAATTGTCAGGATCGTGGATCATGCGATTCGAGTCAGCTCAAAGTAGGCGTTGGCCAGCGTCACGGTGTTGGAGCCGTTCGACGTGTTCTGGGCCATCTGCAGGTGGATCGTGCCGCCGGTGGAGACGACGATCACGCCCTCCAGTTCGGTGAAGATCACCACCGCCGCCTGGGAGAACAGATCCGCGACATCGGTCGTGGAGGTCGAATGCTGCACCGCCACCGCAGAGGCGGTGAAGCCGCGACCGGTGATCTCCAGCGCGCTCAGCGCAGCGGAGTTGGCATAGTGGAAGGCATACTTGATGCCGCCCGTGCCGGAGGCGACGGTCGAGGGCAGAATCGCTCGCACCCGGTAGGTTCCGGCTACGACCGTCGCCACCAGCCCGGTGATGTCGGCGTAGGTCGCCGTGCCGTTCTGCGTTAGGGGCGCGGTGCAGAGGTACATGTCCGGCTGCCACTGCGCCGTGTTCGGCGTGGCCGAAGCGACGCCGGTGACTGCAGGCACGGTCAGGGTGTAGTTGGTCGCCCCGGCGTTGGCGCTGGTGAGGGTGGTCGCGCCGGTGGACGAGCCCAGCAGTTTCAGGTCACTGTTGGTGAAGGTCTGGGCCGCGGTCCAGGTCTGCGCGACGCCGACAGCGGCCAGGGTGGAGGTCGCCGCGGGGAGGCTCAAGGTGCCCGAAGCCACCGTTTGCGGGACGACGGTAGTCGTGCCTGAGGTGGCGCCGTCCAGCACCAGTTGGCTGATGCCGCTCGCGCCCGCCAGGTTGGCGATGGCCTGAGTCGTGGTCGTGACGACGACCGCCCCGCCATTGTCGATGGTGACGCGCTCGGTGCCGTCCAGGCCCGAGTTCTTCTGCTGGACGCCTGCGGGATAAATCGACACGTCTTGTCTCTCCTATCAGGCGTCGGACACGAACACGGGACCGGCGGGCTCGGGCGCCACGCCGGGCTGCCGAGGCATGGTCTTGCCGCGCAGTTCCGGAGCGAGCGTGCCCATGACGCGCTTGGGTCCCACCTCGACCTTGTCGGACGAGATCAGCCGCACGTCCGGATCCTCGATGCGCGCCTGGGCAGGCATCTCGGCGGTCGCCACCGAACTGTCGCCACGGGCGATGGCCGCGGCCTGAGCGATCAGGTCATCGATCGGGATCACGTCTCCGACCCAGCGGCGGTAGGCCTCGTAGATCTTCATCGCTGGCTCGTTCAGCGCGACCCACCCCTCGCCTGGCGGGCGGCGGCTGGCGATCTTCTGGCCCGCCTCATAGAGGATGTCGCCGTTGGGCGACGGCCCGTAGTAGGGGTTGGCCTCGTCACTCAGCAGGTATTCCGGCCACACGTTGGCGGCCTTGTACTCCCGCAGCAGGGTGAACATGTCCTCGCGGCCCTGGCGGCGGGCGTCGATCTCGTCGGCCGACAGCGGCTTGATGTAGCCAGGGCGCTGTTCAGCCTGGACCTCGAGCATGTGGTCGAACTTGGCCAGGAAGGCGTCGAACGCGCGCTCCTCGCCGGACCTGGCCGTCTGCGGCGCCAGCGCCGCGAGGCGCTGGTTGACCATGGCGTCGATCACCTTGGCGAGGTCCGGATGGTTGAGCAGCGCCTGTACGTCGACCTGGGCTAGAGGCGCGTCGTCGACGCCGATGCCCAGGACCTCGTCGCTGTTCGCGTCGGCCGTCTCGACACGGACCGAGGCCTGCGACACCGTCGAGTGGCCGCCGCGCGCGACAAATACACCCTGCGCTTTCAGGTGATAGGTCACCGAGGCGGCCGTCATGTTCATGGCCTGGGCGATGTCGGAGACGGAGTCTCCGTTGCCCTTGTCATAGAGCTCGACGATCCGCGCGACGCGATCTTCCTTTTGGGCGGCCATGGGGTCCTCAGAAGTTCGGCGGATAGAACGGCACGTCGTCGATGCCGGTGAGCAGCATGGCGTTGACGGCGCCGGTGAGCATGGGGCCGGTGGCGACGATGTAGTTCAGCCGGTAGAACCGCGGGAAGTTCTGGCCCTGGTAGCGATCCGGCACGGTGAACGACACCAGCGGACGCTGCGGCGAGGAGACGCCGAGCAGGGCGACGGCGATGTCGTCGGTCTGCACGATCGTGTCCCAGGTCACCGGCAGTCCGGTGTTGTTCACGTCCACCGCCGCCTGGAGCTGCACACGCAGGGTGGCGGAACCGCCGGCGGTGAAGGCCGTGGGGACGGACACCACCAGTTGGGGGCCGCTGACCAGCGGACCACCGCCGCCGACGTCCTCGCCGAAGTTGGTGGCCGTGCCGAAGCGGTTGGTGACGGGCTGGCCGATCCCGAGCCCGGCCGTGTCGTAGGTCCCGGTCGAGACCGCCGTTACGGTGATCGCCTGGGCGCTGGAGAGAATGGCGCCAGCGGCTGCATCGACGTACATGAGTGTGGGTCCTTCTCGATCAGCTGACGACGGTTTCGGTCGAAGTCTGGACGTCCATGACTCGCACGGGAATCTGGCGGTACATCTCGGTCGGCATGCCCGCGTAGTCGTGCATTCCGATCAGGACGTTTTTATCCCTGATCATTTGGATGTCCATGAAGCCGCGCACCGTACGATTGGTGTAGAACGCCGGACGCACCACCAGACCCTCTTCGCTCTTGGCGTCGGTCTTGGTAATCGCCGACACATTACGGGCCATCTTCGGCATGCGTAGAACCTGCTTGCTCATGCCGTTGGCGAAGATGTCGAAGGGGTTGGCCCCGCCGAGGCCAGCTGCGGTGACGTCGAGATTGGCGATGCGCGAGGCCCAGCGCCAGTCCTCGACGCACAGGCCGGCGTCCTGGCTGAAGTAGGTCAGAGCGGCAGGGTAAGGGTTGCCGGCCGAGTCGTAGGCCAGTTCGGTGGAATTCAGCGGCATGGCCTTGAGGCCGGCCGCGGTGCCCATCGGATAGACGCCGTAGATCGAACGCGGCGACCAGCCGATCAGCCAGATCGAGGCGTTGTTGCCGCCCGAGCCGCCGCCGCTGAACACGTTGGCGGCGTTCTGCGCGGTCGAGGTCGACAGCGTGTTGTAGAACGGCGACAGACCGGTGAACTGGGCCGGATTGGCGACGTTGTTGCCGTAGATGAAGGTCTGGGCGATCGTCTGGGACATGCCCTCGAGGAAGGCGTTGTCCTCCTCGTAGCGCGTCTTGTTCTGGTCCCGCGCCATTTCCAGCAGGCGGCGGTCGATCACCGAGAGGCCTGTGAGCTGGCCGCAGTTGATGCGGCCCTGGGCGGTGGTCGACTTGCTCATCGGCACGCCCTGGTTCAGGTAGCGCCAGGTGCCGCCGGGCAGGCCGGTGCGCACCGTGAAGACGTGGCCGGTGTTGGTGTTGCCCTCTTTCCACACGATATCGTCGTAGATGTCGTTGGCCTGGGACAGCAGCTCGGCGATATCGGCGGCGTCGCCGTCCGGATCGGTGCGGCGGGCCAGGTCGAGCAGGGTGAACGGGGCGCCAGTCGCCATGGTGTCAGATCCTCACTTATCGCGCCGGAGTGCGGGGTGCGTAGCGGCGGTCGGCCGCGCGCATGGGTTGTTCCTTGGCCGGAATGGCTGTGCCCGGCGCGCCGCGCTCGCGCAGTCGGCGCGCCACGCGGGACAGGGCGGAAATCATACTGAAGTTGTCGCCCGCGCCGGTGGCGGCGAGCAGTTCGACGAAGGGCTTGCGGTCCTCGGTCTTGGGAAACAGTTCCTGGATCGCCCACTTGGCGTCATTGGCCATGGTGTCGGCCCGGTTGCCGGCGCGCTTGTAGAAGTCCTCGCGCCAGTCGCGGCGCATGTTCTGAAAGGCGTCCTGGCCCTGCTGCTGCAAGGTCTTGGCCATGTCCTGCATGGCCTGGGTGTGCATGTCGAGCAGCGCCTGCGCGCCCTCCTGGGTGCGCACGTCGACATTGCCCAGGAGATCGGTGAAGGCCTTGATCTGTTCGGGCTGGGCGGAAACCCCCTCAGGGAACTTGAAGTCACCGTAGACCGGCTTCTCGGGCTCGGGCGCGGCTTCGACCACCGGCTCGGCGGCCTTGGGTTCGCCCTCGACCACACTGGGCTCGGGCGTGGCGGTTTCGGCCGGAGGTGTTTCAGGAGTCTCAGAGGCAGGAGCGACTTCGACAGGCGCTTCGGTCGCCGGAACGGGCGCTTCGACAGGGACTGGAGCCGGAGCAGCAGCAGCAGCAGCCTCGACCACCGGCGCGGGGGGCAGGGCGGCGGGCTCGATGCTCGGGGCAGGGCTATCTTCAATCGCCATGCGGCCCGTCATAACACGAGCTTTGCCGTTTTATCCGAACTGCGGTAACGTGCGACAGACTACGATTTGCGGGGGCGTTTCGATTGAGCCGTGTGTACGCAAAGAAACGCGGGCCGCGGCGCGGCCGGCAGATCACGACCATAGACCTCAGCCTGCGTACGCCGCACATCCACTATCTCGAATACCTGGCCGAACAGCACGGCCTGTCCGTCTCCGGCGCCTTCGGCTTCATCCTGGAGAAACACGCGTCGCTGACGACGCTGACGCACAAGCCGCCGCGCAAGGAGAAGAAACACCTCCTGATCGACCCCAGACACGCCGAGATCCTGGAGCGTCTGGCTACACGCTCGGGCCTGTTCAAGGCGGACATCGCCCGGCGGCTGATCGACGAGGCCATGGCGAAGGACGAAGCGGTCGGCGGCTAGCGCGCCAGGCGCAGCGACGGCACGCCACCGATGAACTGCAGCAGGAACACGATCGCCACCAGGGCGACGATCACTACGACCACCATCCGCACCGGCGGCGGTAGGGTCAACTGGCTCAGCGCCCACCAGGCGATGGCGATGATGAGGCAGATGACCAGCAGCGAGACGATCAGGCTCATGGCAGGTTCAACGCGCCTGAACAGCCGAGGTTGCGTTCGCCCCTTCCCGCCGCATCA